CCAGAGTTAGAGTATGTCATTCAGAGTTATGATACGGCATTTTCGAAGAGCACGACATCGGATTACAGTGCGATAACGACATGGGGTGTATTTCGTCCTTCGGCTAACAGTCCACGGCCTGCGATTATTTTGTTAGATAGCAAGAAGGGTAGATGGGATTTTCCTGAGTTGAAGAAGGTTGCGTATGATGAGTGGACGTATTGGGACCCTGATACGGTGGTGATAGAGGCGAAAGCTTCTGGAACGCCCTTGACTCACGAACTACGGAACATGGGCATACCTGTTGTAAATTTTACGCCAAGTCGGGGTAATGACAAGGTGTCGAGGGTTCATTCGGTATCGCCATTATTTGAGGCTGGGATGGTTTGGTGTCCTGACAAGTTGTTTGCAGATGAGATGATTGAGGAGGTTGCAGCTTTTCCAAATGGAGAGTATGATGACTTAGTAGATAGTATGACCCAAGCTTTGATGCGGTATCGTCAGGGTAATTTTGTGACGTTGCCAGACGATGATTGGGACCCAGACGAAGAGACGTACAGCAAGGTTCGCGTGTATTATGGCTGAAAAAACAGTTAAGGGCATAGCTGGAGTTGAGAACATGGGCATCATGTCTCAACTTTTAAGTCCTTTTTTACCCTTTGAGTATGACGTTAAGAAAGAGCCTAGTGTTGCCACAGGGGAGGTAGATGGTTCTTTGTATTATCGTCAGCAGCCAGGGGAGTATGAATATAAGGGTTTGACTTCTCCTGCTATAGTATCAGGAGGTATTGATTTTTTTAGAAATTTAATTGCAGATCCTACGGGTACGGCTGGGGGTATTGCTTCGGCTGTAGCAGATGAGGTTAAGGCTTTTCCTGAACGTCAGTTACGCACAGGTATGTCTGGGGGAGAGGCTTTTAATCCAGAGACGGGCGAGATAGACAGATATGACCCCTTTGCAGTTCCGTTGTTACAGGGAGCTGGAACAGCTGCTTCGATAGCGAGAATTTCGGATAAATCTGGCACTGTATTAGGAAACATGGGTGGTCTTCGCAGTAAGTCGGGTCAGGAGAAGTACGACAAAGCCATTGAGATGGTGTCGGAAAATCCAGACATTACGTCTGAAGAATTATTTGAGAAGTTAGGGGTTTACTTTGACCCAAGACTTGCAAGTTCTTTTAATCGTCTTTCTCCTGAAGATATTCGTGAATTTTCACCAGAGATGTTTCGTTTTGAAATGCCAACATATAATACAGCATTGATTAACAAGAATAAGATCGTTGAAAACGAGAGTCTTGAGGAAAGTGATTTTAAAAAAGACCCAGAACTTTTATTGAATATGTACAAGAATATAAGCGATAACGACAAACTTGGACCCGATGTAGCCAATTCAATGATTGCTAAAATGGATTCAGAAAAAGGAACAAAAGGAAGTGTACAAGCTTTTCAAAATAGTGACAACGGGGAGTTCCTTCATGCGTCAAGCGAAGGGTTTGGGTTAAAACCAGACACTCCTTACATAATAGCCGACAATCCTATGGGAAATCCTTTTGTAGAAAGTTTGAATGTTGGAGGGGGAAAATCTATACGATCTAATCGGGTGAAGTTAGAGGACATTTTGGATTTTCCAGAGCTATTTGAGGAGTATCCTAAATTAAGAAATGTACATATTGTTCGTCTAAAGCCTTTAGATGCTCGTAATAATTTTGTAGATCATGTACAAGATCAAGCAGCTTTCGCGGAAAATGGTTTAGATGGAGAGTATACCATAGCGATGGGCAATACTCCAAATCCCATAATGTTTCAGTCTAATCTTATGCATGAAGTACAACACGCTATTCAACATATAGAAAATTTTCCGCAAGGTAGCAGTCCAAAGCTAATACAGGAAAAATTTGATGAAATATTAGATATGGTTCAGGAAGAATATCCAAAATCTAAAGGGTTTATGGATGAATTCCTTGCTTTTAAAATATACGAGCAAATGTTTGGAGAGGTTGAATCAAGGCTTGTATCAGAAAGATTTGATTTTATAACAGACCCTGATGCGTCTAAGGAATTTAGTGATCCTCAGTCCGCGAATAAGTTTTTAAGGGAAATTGACCCTGAGTATTTCAGGCAGAGATTAATGGGAATAGACCCAGAAAGTATTCTTTTAGAAAATAATCTAGCTTCTGAGTTTATTGAACGTGGATTGCTTGACATTGACGGTGACCCTAACTTGCCGTTGAATGAAAAAAACAATTTGCTCCAAAAAAGTGTGAAACTAGTTACCGAAGAAAAATTTTCAGATTTTTCATTACCTGAATTAATTACAGCGTGGACGATTGATCAAACCAAAGTGCCTCGTCAAGAAGTGGCAAATAGGCTTAAAAATGATCCTAATGCTGTTGCTTTAAGCAATCAAGCTTTAGACAATTTAGGGTATGGCGATACTGTTCCAGTATATAGGTTTGTTATGTTAAAAGGTGGAGAGGACGTTTCTGAATTTTTACCAGAGGGGTTGGTTTCGGCAACTTTAGATCCTAAAAAATTAAAAACAAATATAGATTTTATGGACAAAACTAACCCTGTTTTTACAGATACTACACAAAGAATTGTTCGTTATGATGTTCCAAGAGACAAAGTTGCAGGATACCTTCCTGCTTTCAGTAATCAAATTGAAAAAAGCGTTAACAAGGCTGTAAAAGCAAAAGGTATTGGTCAAAATGAAATATCAGGGCTGAAAAAAGTTACAAACCCTGCTCAACATTCAAAAAATCTTTTAAACTTACAAGATGAAATAATAGTAGATGTCAGTGAGTTAAAACCAAATTTCTTTTCAGCAAATGAAAGCCCCCTTGATGTTAGAAGTCTTCGTGCATCAGAAATTCTTTCAACGGTATCAAAAGGTAAGATCGACCCTGATGAATTTTTTTCAGAAGGAAAAACAGTTTTAAATCCTTTTGATTTCAGAGATAACCCAGAAGCCTTTGAGGCTGCGGAGCGTAAAGCACGACAACAGTTTATAAA